GAAAGAAAATTATCGTACTAAAAGCGAGTATGATAATGCAGTTTCGCAGAGAGACAACTATAAGGCCTCTCTGGATGATGTGAATGCCAAGCTGAAGGAGTTTGAAGGTGTCGATGTAAAAGATCTGCAGGGGCAGATCACAAAGCTTCAGGGAGATCTGAAAGCGAAAGATGATGAATACGCAGCGAAAGAGGCAGATCGTGTATTCATGGATTCTATCAAAGAAGCAGTCAAGACTGCCGGCGGAAGAAACGAAAAGGCTGTTATTGCCATGCTGGATATCGATGCTCTGAAAGAATCAAAGAATCAATCCGCAGATATCAAAAAGGCTTTGGAGAATGTAAAGAAGTCAGACGGATATCTGTTCGGAGCAAACGAACCAATCAACAATGCAGTAGGTGGAACCAACATTAGCGGTGGAGCGGATCCAGGAGCAGACGATGTCTCAGCTATTCGCGCTGCTATGGGACTGCCGGAAAAGAAATAAGGAAAGAGGTAGAAAGATATGCCAAATGTAATTGCATTAAGAAAAACATATTCCACACTTCTGGATGAGGCATACAAGTTAGCATCATTAACAGCAGTGCTGGATGGACCGAATGATTTAGCTCAGGAGGGCGCAAATGCGAATGAAATCTTAATCCCGAAGATGTCTATGAGCGGATTAGCAGATTATGATAAGCAGACAGGCTATGCCTTAGGAGATGTAACGCTTGATTACGAAACAAAGAAGTGTGATTATGATCGAGGTCGTATGTTCACTGTAGATGCAATGGATAATATTGAATCTGCAGGTATCGCGTTTGGACGTCTGTCCGGCGAGTTCTTACGTACACAGGTAGTGCCGGAATTGGATACATGGAGACTTGCGAAGTATGCTGGATATGCATCAGGAAACAATGTTGTTACAGGAGCGATTGCTGATGGAAAAGCAGGTATTGCGGCAATTCGTGCGGGCAAGACTGCAATTAAGAATGCGGAGGCTAAAACAGAGACTTGCTACCTGTTTATTTCGACAACGCTGAAAGGAATGATTGATGACCTTGACACAACGGCATCAAAGAAGGCGATGGAAGATTGGGCAGGAGTAATTGAAGTACCGGCAAGCAGATTCTTTGATAAAATCACACTGACGAAAACTGGTGCAGGTGGATTTGCAACCACGGGAGGAAAAGCAATTGATTTCTTGATTGTGGACAAAAACGCAGCAATTCAGTATCAGAAACATACAGTTTCGAAGATTATCACTCCGGAGCAGAACCAGACAGCTGATGCATGGAAGTTCGGTTACAGAACAGTTGGTATTGCAGAAGCGAAGGACAATAAGAAAGTAGCAATCTATGTTCACAAAGCCGGAGAGTAAGGAGTGATGTCATGAATGTGACATACGAGTATTACAAGGATTCTTTTGGTGGTTCTCTGATTCCGGAGAACCACTGGATTTCCTTGGAATTAAAAATGAGTGCAAGACTTAACCAGTATACATTTGATCGAATGAAAGAAGACAACTGGCCGGAACAAGCCAAAACAGCACTTTGTGAAATGTGCGATTGTGCATATAAGTATGAGCGGCGTGACGGAAAGACTTCGGAAAATAATGATGGCTATTCCGTGTCATATGATACGAGTAAGCCATTGAATGTGATGTTATATGAAATCGCAGAAGTGTATTTGATCAATACAGGATTAATGAGTTTGGCGGTGGATGATGATGTTAACGAATGCAACGATAACTATCTATAACCATAGGTACGATTCACTCACCCGTTTCGATACCTGGCATAGAACCATTATTGAGAATGTGCATGTATATGTTGATCACAAAGCATCCGTTGGCGATTCCGGACTAAACAGTGCAGAAGTATATAAGATCCGTATTCCTACCGATGTAGAGAATGCGGATCAGTATCTTCCGCCGGAAGAATATGCGAAGCTGGAAGATCCGGAAGAACACTGGACCATTCAGACAGATGATCAGATTGTACTCGGCGAGTATGCTCAGGAGATTGAAAGGCCAGCTGATCTGAAAGACGTGCGGTTGAGACATTGCAAAGTGTTGTCCTGGTCAGATAACCGGTTCGGCGGGTTGCCACATTGGAGAATTGAAGGTGAGTAAATGGCACAGAAAAAGAAATTTCGAATTACAACCCCTCGTGGAAGTGTGTTTACTTCAGCTGATGCGAATGGAAGCGTAACGGCAAAAATAGAGTGGGCACCAGGATTTGCGCAGCGAAAGGCTGAGAGCTTTTCAAAAGCGCAACAGTTTGTTGATTCAGAATGCCTGAGGTATATGAATCCACTTACACCAAGACGAACAGGATTTCTGATTAAATCAGGAACACTTGGAACAGTGATCGGTTCTGGATCCATTGAGTACCTGGCACCATATGCCCGCCGGCAATATTATGAAAATAAAAGTAAGCCAAGATGGTTTGAAACTATGAAAGCAAGCCATAAAGAACCAATCCTGAAAGGAGCAGAGAGGATTGCAAGAGAGTAAAAAAACCGGTTATTCAGAGCATCCGGGATTATGTGATGCTGAATCCGGATATTGATGATCGGAAGATAAATATTGACTATCTGGGTAATGGAATGGAGTATTCCATTGACCCAATTGGAGCGGATCCTGTCTACAAGAGATACACAGATGGGACCTGTTTGAAACAGTTTCAATTCGCATTCACGAGCAAGGAAGCGTATGACGGTGATGCTAGAACCGGTATTGCCAACAGTGGCTTTTATCAGGCTTTTGAAGAGTGGGTCGAAAGTAACAACATGAATGATATTCTCCCAGAGCTGGACGGGCACGATGCTACCAGAGTAGACGTGTTGCAGTCCGGCTATTTGTTTAGTGCAGAGGCTGACCTGGGGCGGTATCAGATGATTTGCAGAGTAATATACAGATAGGAGGTTGTATCATGGCAGGAGATACAAGCAAAAAGAAATTAGTAGGCAGACATAAGCGAGTTGCGTTTATGGATGTTGCGGGTGATGGAAAGACATACACCAGAATGACAGGATTCACATCGCTGTCTGATGGGAAAAATTCCACAGAATACAGTAGGCAGTACGTAGATGAAGCAAGTGAAAGATCTGATGTGGTAGGATATGCACCATCTATGGATTATGAGTTTGACTTATACACGAATGATGCAGTACAGAAAAAACTTGCAACGATTACAGATGATGAACTGCTTGGATCTGATGCACAGGTAACCGTTGTGGTTGTAGATCTGTTTGATGAGAAAACAGGAGAAAGTACGACTTGTACGGCAAGAAAACGTGACTGGAGCGTGATTCCGGATACGGAAGGTGATGGAACGGATGCACTGATCTACAAAGGAAGCTTTAAAGCAGCCGGGGAAATCATCAAGGGAACTGCTACAACAACGGACAGCTGGCAGACATGTACATTTACAGCAGAGTAAAGATAGGAGAGTGAGCCGATGAGCCTTTTTAAATTTGGAGATTTTGAAACGGAAGTGGATTTTACAGATGCTGATTTTTTGACGGACTTGGAATATGCACAAGAGAAGCTGTCGGAAGATGCAGCTAAAGTTCCAAAGACAGGGAAAACAGCAGAATTGTTTAGAGCTCAGTGTCAGTGCTATTTTAACTTTTTCGATTATCTTTTCGGGGAAGGAACGCATGAAGCTATGTTCCAAGGGAGAACAAGTTATAAATTATGTATAGAAGCAGGAGAGAAACTTTCAGAATGTGAAAATACTCAGACAGAAGAGTTCTTCGAAAAATATGATCGATATAACGTGCAGGAACATGGAAACAGACAGCAGAGACGTTATTACAACAAACAGCAGGGAAAGAAAAAGAAGCAGCATTACAAAGGGTAAAATGTTATGAATATTTTATTCGAAGAATTTCCGAAAACAGTCAGAGTAAATGGAGAAAGATTCTTAGTTGAAACCGATTTTAGAGAATGGATCCGTTTTATACAATTGATTGATGATGCCAAAGTCCCTTGGCAAATTAAGTGCCGACTGTTGTTGCAGTGGTACATAGATGGGATTCCGGATGATCTGGAAACAGCAGTTTATGCATTGGGTGATTTTCTGGCAATGAAAACAGAAAACGCAGAAGAGGATGAGAGTATTACCGGATCTGCACCGAAGCAATTGTATTCTTTTGAACAAGATGCAGAGTGTATTTACAGTGCATTCCGAGAGGTGTATGGAATTAATCTGCAGACGATTCCGTATATGCACTGGTGGGAGTTCCAGACATTGTTTGCTGGCCTTCCGGAAAAGACAGAGATCAAACAGAGAATTATGTACCGGAGCATAGATCTCCGGACAATTAAAGATAAGGACGAGCGTAAGAGAATTAAAAAGATACAGGAGATAGTTGCGCTGAAAAAGAAGAATCAGAGAAAAATGACAGATTATGAGATTGGAGATATGTTTGCGTGATGGAGCATATGATTAAGATCCCGACAGAAAGAAAGTGGTTCCGGTGTCCTTGTTGCGGTAAGAAGTTATTGATATACGATGATACCGCCAAATGTGATGGTGTATATATTAACTGTCGGGAGTGTAAGAGAGAAGTAAAAATAAAGATATAAAGCACATGTGAGCCGTTGAGCCGTGCTATCAGAAAGGATGATAGTATTGGCAGACGGCTATTTAAATTTTGATACCAAGATAAATGAAAAGGGATTTAATGACGGTATAAGTAAACTTGGTAGTCTTGGCAAATCAGGACTATCAATAGTCAGTAAGGCAATGACTGGAGCAATTGCTGCAGTCGGAACCGGAGCTGCAGCGATTATAAAATCGTCACTCGGTGTAGTTGCCAACATGGAGCAACAGGTAGGTGGTGTAGAGACTCTATTCAAGGACAGTGCGAATACGGTCATAGCAAACGCAAATAAAGCATACAAGACTGCGGGAATGTCCGCAAACAATTACATGGAAACAGTGACAAGCTTTTCAGCATCATTGTTGCAGAGCCTAGGAGGAGATACTGCGAAAGCGGCATCTTACGCAGATCGGGCTATTGTGGATATGTCTGATAACGCAAATAAGATGGGCACGAATATGCGTGACATCCAGAATGCTTATCAGGGTTTTGCAAAACAGAATTACACCATGCTAGATAACTTAAAGCTTGGGTATGGCGGTACTCAGGAAGAGATGAAACGTCTCATTTCTGATGCGTCAAAGATGACTGATGTCCAGAAAGAACTTGGTGTTACAGTCGATGCAAGCAGCTTGTCCTTCGGAAATATTGTAAATGCTATTAGTGTTGTCCAAAAGCAGATGGGAATCACTGGGACTACTTCGAAAGAAGCAGCGACTACAATTGAAGGTTCTGTGAATTCTGCCAAAGCAGCTTGGGAAAACTTTGAAGCTGGAGTTATAAGTGCAAATGACCTTGTAGAGACATTCTGGACTGCAGCGCAGAATATTTTTACAAATTTAGGACAGATCATACCAAGATTAGGAAAAACGGGGATGGATGTTGTCAGCGCACTTGCCGGGAAAATCGGCGGCGCTGTTCCACAAGTAAAAGGTTTTACTGATAGTATTTCCAAATTAGCCAATGAGCTAAAGGGGATGAACAGTGATCAACTGTTAAATCTTGGAAAGATGGCAGTTGTAATTGCCGGATCAGCTCCGGCGTTGTCCATATTTGGAAAAGGAATTGAAAATGTAAAAACTGCAACTGATGGATTTAACGACATTGTTGATGGAGTTGTCACATCTATAGGAAAAGTACCTAAAGGGGCAAAGAGTGCCAGTGCCACGTTTAAAAAGATAGGTGGTGAGTTCAAATATCTCGGCGAAAGTATTGCGCTTCCGTTCCAGGATCTTGGGGAGAAAATAGCTCCTCGTCTGAAAGATCTTGGCGGATTTATGGCTGAGTCCTGGGCGAATGGACCGGGAGGAAAAATCACCGGAGCTGTAACAAATACTGTTAAAAAGATAGGTGGAGCTTTTGGACAAATCGGTCCAAAACTGGCTGAAAAGTTCCCGGGGGTAGCAGAAAAGTTTGCAGAGCTTGGCACGAAGATGTCAGCCGTTTCGGCGAAGGTTTCCAAAGTTCTGGGAAAAGCCGGAACAAAGATATCTGAATATGCCGGTTTTATTGCGGATGCATTCACACCGATCTTATCAAGAGTAGCCTCTTTTGCACCGACATTCTTTAAGCTGATTAACATCGGCGCAGGAGTGGCAATCATTGTTGCTGGTATGGGATTGATCTACAGTCAGTTTGGTACACAGATTGATCAGTTGCTATTACTCGCACAGACCAAAGGACCGGAAGTAATCACGAACTTTGCTAATGGCATTACTGCAGCATTACCAGGATTGGTTGCTCAGGGCGCAACGCTGATCATGGGAATTCTTAATGCCATTACAGCAAATCTGCCGGCATTAGTCAGTGCCGGAGTGAGTATCATATCTACATTAGCAGGAAGCTTAGGGGCGCAATTACCGCAGTTAATTCCTTGTGCAGTGCGGATGATTATGACGTTGGTAAGCTCTTTAGCGGGCAACCTGCCAAAGCTGATACAGTCTGGTCTTAAGTTAATGAAAGGTCTTGCAAGCGGAATTGCCAATTCGATTCCGATAGTTGCAGCCAAAGCACCGGTCATCATAGGAAAGCTTGCATCGACAATTATAACAAATCTTCCTAAAATCCTGACTGCCGGAGTACAGATCATAACTAAGCTTGCTGTTGGTCTGGTGAGAGGAATACCAGCTCTGATCGGAAAGATTCCAAGCATGATAAGCCAGATCAAGAATGCATTTACCCGTGTGAACTGGGGAAGCGTGGGAATGAATATTATAAAAGGTATTGCAAGTGGATTGGCAAATGCCGGAGGCGTGATTGTAAAAGCAGCCAAGAGTGCAGCTAAAAGCGCATTGGACGCAGCTAAGAGCGCACTGGGAATTCATTCACCATCTCGAGTATTCCGTGATCAGGTGGGTAAGATGATGGCTCTTGGTATGGGAATTGGATTTGAGAAGAACATTCCGCTCAAGTCCATGAATGTAGGAGTACAGAGAGCGGTATCTGGATTACAGAAATCCGTAGATCTTGCATTATCGGCGAGAACTGTAGATAAGACGGTTGGAAGAGTGAAAAGCTATCCGGGATTTGACGGAGGTAAAGATATCGATTACGACCGATTAGAAAGAATCCAGATGAAAGCTGCAGATAAATTATCTAAGCGTCCGATTTATCTTGGAACAAAGAGAATTGATGAACCGTTACCGAAAGGAGCAGTACCGGTATGGTAAAAGCATATTACAAAAATAGCAGAGGGGAGGTGCTTTGGCTTACCAAGGCACCTTTTCGTACTGTTGAGGCAGACTGGTTTGACAGTACCTGGGAAGAGAAAGATGGCGGGTATGAGAAGACAATAACAATAGATGTTGTTGGAAAGAGAAATGAATTTGTACAAAACATGGAGACGTTATACAAAATAATATCCGTAGATTCTGAAACAGGAAATTATGGCCAATTGTATGTAAATGATACTTTTCTTCCGTGTCAGATTTACGAGACAAAAAAGACCGGGTGGAAAGGATATGTATATACGGAAGTGGAGCTTAGATTTGTTGCTCCGGAACTAT